AGCAAAAATAATATCAGGTGCAGATTTTCATACTGAGTTTACAGCAGTAGAAACAGCAGTAAATACTAAAGCAAACATTAATGGTAGTGCCTCAGAAGCATTTAGTGCAACTACTGCTTCAGCAGATACAAACACAACACAAGTAGCAACAACAGCTTATGTTCAGACTGAGATAGGTGCTGGCAAGAATGGACACGGTGATAGAACAGTAAGCACTTCTGCTGCAAGTGGTGGTTCTAACGGAGATATTTGGTATCAAGTAGCAAGTTAATATGACTTTAAAGATAAACGATTCTGGAACTTGGAAAGAACCTACAAAGGTTTCTGTTAAAGATGGCGGTGCTTGGAAAGAAGTATTAACTGCTAGTGTCAAAGATGGCGGTTCTTGGAAGCCTTTTTATCAAAGGAAATATACTTATACAGTTTCAAGTAATGTTAATAAATTAGATTTAGATACTGTACTTACTTCTGACCAAAAATTAGGTGATGTAGATGTAGTCATTAACTCTGGTGTTTATGTTTATTCAGACTCAACTAGCACCCCTGCCCTACTTACTGGAAATGGTGTAGCAGGTGTTCTTACTATTATTAACAATGGCTATATTTATGGAGCAGGAGGTTCAGGAGGAACTGGAGGTGGTTCTGCTGCAAATGGCTCGGCAGGTGGTAGTGGTGGCACAGCATTAAAATTAGAAAAAAACATTACTTTAGACAACAATGGCTCAATCCTCGGTGGAGGAGGTGGCGGTGGAGGAGGTGGTGGTTCGACTGATGACCAAAGTTTCTCTGACCGTGACCACGCTGGAGGTGGTGGAGGTGGTGGAGGTCAATCTTTTGGCTCTGCTGGTTCAAGAAACGCTGAATGTAGTGGCTCTGGATGTATAAGACAATCAGGTAACGGTGGAGCAGGAACTTTAACTGCTGCTGGCGGTGGTGGTATCGGTGCGATAGCAGGTGGAAGCCGAGGAACAACAACTGCTGGCTCTGGTGGTTCTGGAGGTTCAGTAGGTAATAATGGTTCTTCTGGACAAAGCGGTCAATCAGGTGATGGTACTGGTTCTGGAGGGTCAGGCGGTAGTGCAGGAACAGCAATAGACAATAACGGATTTACAACAGGAGATTAAATAATGATTGGAGCATTAATAAACGCAGGAGTTGGTCTTTTTGGTCAATACCAAGCGAGGAAAGACGCAAAAGACAGGCGTGCATATGCTGAACAGCAAAGGGAACTAGCATACGAAAGGTCACTACCTTGGAGTAGTAGAGGTCCTGCAGGCAACGTAGAATTTGACTCTGAGACTAAAGAGATGATTCAAACCTTAAATCCTGAGTATCAGGCTATGATGCAAGGATTCTTGGGCTCGTCTTCGATGGCAAATCAAGAGTTGCAGAATATGATGGGCGACCCTAATAAACTTGCACAAGAACAGTTTAAAATGTTTGAAGAGTTTAATGCTGATGCCTTTAATCAACAGAGACTTCAAGGACAAGAAGCTGCTATAGCACAAGGTAGGACTGGAACACAAGGTTACTATGACCAAATGGCTATTGAAGATGCTATCGGTAGAGATAGAATGAGAGGTCAAATGGCTGCTATAGGAACTGGTATGGACTACAGAAATATGCTTAGAGCCGAAGCACTTGGATTTGGTGCTGATGCTCGTGCTACTGCGGGTATGCTAAGACCACAAGCAGAATTAGGTCAAACAATAGGTGCAGGTGTTGATGTAAGAGCTAACACACAAGGAGTTAGAGAAGCAGCAGATGCCTACACAAAACTTAAACAGTCTCAAACAGCAGGTCTTTTAGAGCAAGTAGGAGAATATGACCTTGATGATTTTTATAGTATGTTTGATAAAAAAGGCGGTGGCGGTATGTTAGCTCCAAGTACACAGTCTGACGCTTACAGTGCTATGGGAGGCAGTTACGCGGGAAAGCTGTAGCCCCTAGTAATTCTAGGGGGACTAATGTTTATGGTGAAGAACATCAAATAGCTACAGCAGATGATGGGTACTTTACAGTTTTACCTCCTAGGCTTTTTTCTGATAGATTAAGTTTAGGTCAATACAACTTTTAAGGAATAATTATGGCAACAGGAATAACAGGTTTATTTAGTGCAGGAGACTTAGCTTCAGCAGAGAACCAATCTATGAGAGATAGAGCTATGGCAGTAGCTAAACTAGGAAAAGGTGAAGCAGGGGCGTATACTGCAGGTCTAGGTAGTGGTATGCTTATAGAAGGCTTGGCAGAAATGGCAGGTATGAAAACTAGAAATCAAAAGAAACAAGAAGATGTACAGAATATCTTATCTAGATACTCTACTGCTGACCAGAATGACCCTAAAGTTTTATTCTCTCTATCACAAGATTTTATACAAGCAGGCTATCCTGATTTTTCACAAAAATTTGCTGAGAGAGCTAGAACACTATCAGACACTTTAGCAGACAACAGAGTAAATCAGCAGTTAGCAGACGCAAAAACACAGACAGCAGCAACTGGTGCTAGGTATACTAAAAAACCAACTATTGAGGTAGGAAATCCTAATAATTCGTCACAAACTATAAGAATGCAGTTAAATCCAGATACTAACCAATATGAAGTTATGAAGGACGCAGATGGAAATCCTTATGTAACAGATAAATTTTCAACAGGTGAAGATGTTAATTTATCTACAGACTTTATGGCAGTAAAAGATGAGGACGGGAACATTATCGGAGCTACAGAAATTCCGGGTTCTCCTGCAGACAAAGCTGCAAAAGAATTAGAAAGGATAACAGCATTAAAAGAACAATTAACTATAGGTCAAGCAAATAATGTGTTAGAACTTGTAGATAGTGCTTTTGATATGTATAATGACAGAATGACAGAAGTTGGTAAAGGTGTTATAAAGTCTGATAGAGACGCTATATTTTCAGTAGAAGCAAAGGCATTAAGTGCTACAGGATATCCGGGAACTAAAAGAAAAAATATGGAAAACGCTATACTAGCTATAACGGCAAACATAGGTTTCGACAAACTACAGGCTATGAGAGAGGCGTCACCTACTGGAGGAGCATTAGGTCAAGTAGCAATACAAGAATTAGTAGCATTACAGGCATCATTAGGTAGCTTAAGTCTAGACCAACAACCTGAAGTTTTTTATGCTAACCTTGAAAAAATACAAGGACATTATAAAAATATGTTAATTCTTATGAGTGCTAAAGGAACAGAAGAAATAAAAGACTTAAAGTTATCAAGTACATATGAGGTAACAAAAGACCCTGTATCAGGAGAGCCTATAGTTACTTTAGTTGAGAAAAAACAAGAATCAGCATTTTAGGAGGTTAAATGTCAAATTTCTATGTAATAAAAAACACTCCGGGAGGAAAAACTTCAGCCGGTGTTCCTTACTCTGAATTTTCTAACGGAGAGTTCGCATATAGAATGTGGGAAAAACAAAAAGAAGACGCAGAAACTCCAGAAGATGCTATGCCTTTAGGTGTATGGGCAGATAGTGTAGGGTTAAGCAATGAGGATTTTAATGCTGCTTTTGAAATTGCAATGGGGGATAGTTTTGACCCTACAAATAGGAATATACCTAATGAATGGACTCCTAGTTTAGATGATAAAGCTAGGCTTGTTTTTCAAGGACAAACTTTTGGGTGGGGAGATGAAATACAAGGAGCTATGGGAGCTCTATCTGATATAGTAGCTGGAAAAGCAGGAGAAGAATCTTTTGCTGATTTATATTCTAAGTATAGAGACTCGGAAAGAGAGAGAATAAAAGAGTTTAGAACTAATCAACCTATGACAGCATTAAAATACGAATTAGGGGGTGCTGTAGTTAGTCCTGCGGGTATATTTAAAGCACCTAAAATAATAAAGCAAATGAAAACAGGAAAGCAAGCGATGGCTGCTTCTGGAAGTGTAGGTGCTGTTTATGGTGCAGGAACTTCTACTGAAGAATCTTTAGGAGGAGTAGCGGTAGACAGTATAACAACTGGAGTTGCAAGTAGTATTTTTGGTTTAGGGTTAGAAAAAACAATACCTTTAGTTGGTAAAGGAGCTGAAAAACTAAAAAACCTATTTAAAAAAAATAAAGAAAATCCAAGTATTACAAAACTAAGAGAATTAAAAAACACTGCTTATGAAAATGTAAAAACATCTTACGGTCTTTTTAATAATAAAGACTTTTCTGAAATGTTTAGTAAAGCAAATCAAATAGCTATAGAAGGACATCACACAGCAATAAAAGACAAAGGTGTTACTGCTGCTTTAAATGTTTTTAAGTCTTTAAAAGCAGGAAATAAAGAGTATACATTAATGCAGATGGATAACGTAAAGCAAGCATTGTCTACTTTATATAACAAACATCCAGAACAGAAAATGATTTTAGAAATGATGGATTTAGTGGACGACACTATAAAAGCAAAAGGCTCTCAGTTTCCTGAACTAGAAGCCGCTAGAGTTGCTAATAGTCTTTATAAAAAAGCAGAAAAATTAGACCAAGCATTTCAAGCTGTTAAAAGAACTAAAAGTGCTTTTAGTAAAATGTCCGATGTTGATTTATATAAAAATGCTGTCTTAAATATTTTAAATAATCCTAAATCTATGAAATATTTTTCTAATGCAGAGCAAAAAATAATGGAACAGTTTATAAAAGGAGGGATAATAGAAAGAACTATCCAAAGGACTGCTGAATTATCTCCAAATTCTAATAGATTCCTAACTATGTTAGCTTTTGCAGGTTCTTATCTCCATCCGGCTTTTTTAATTCCTACTGCAACGGGTTTTGTTGCTAGAAGAATAGCAGACCCCGCTATGAGAAATAAAGCTGATGAGTTAGTAAATACTATAGGTAAGCTACCTTCTAAAAAAGTAACTCCGGGTATGTCTCAAGCAGGAGGCGTATCAGGAGCAGTTTTAGGAGCAGACCAATGAACCCTAACTTAGCAGGACTATTTACTAATGTTATAAGAAAAGGCTCTAGAATGGTAGACGGTACATTAGAGTTTGTACAAAATAAACTCGATTATGATAAATCCGATGTAGATAACAAAGTTAAAGCTATTATGAATTTAGTAGACAGTGAAGGAAACAAGGTGTATCCTAATGCTGATAAAGATTTGTTATCTCACTACTTCGCTACGCAGAACCTAAAAGACAACGTAGGAGGTCCTTTAGCTTTAGCTGTAGGTGTAGGCAAAGAAATTGGAGATAGCCAGAGAGTGCCTTACTTCAATCCAGAAGAAGGTTATTTTAAAGGTAGCACCGGTTTCTCTGTAGATGACTTAGGTGCTAATGTTGCGGGAGGTACGGGTATGTCCTTTGATGAGGCATATCAGAGAGGATTGTTTACACATACTGAGACCGTACCACAGAATCAAGACTGGTCTAAATCGTCTCAATACGGATACGGTCAAGGTAAATTAGGTGAGGTAATAAATAAATTTAGTGATTAGTACGTTCTTCAAAAGATAGCAGACAATCATCTATATGTAGATAACCAACTTCTTTGTCTATCCATTGACTCCCTTTGAACTCAGTTTTCTCAGGGAGTTTTTTTATGTGCCATTTAAAATCATAACCATCTTCTTCACACTCTAAGTTAGCAGGGTCAAAGATATAAATAGTATGACTTCCGGGTTTGTTAGGCATTGATACTGCGTACCAAAACTCTAAATCGTTTTCTTCTGCAAAGTTCTTGTTCCAATCAAACTTAATCTTTTCAATTAAAGTGTCAGGATAATGTTTCTTCCTACATTTAATCTCTAGCATAATGCCGTGCTCTTTATCGAAAGCATCATACCTAGAGAACTTATCATCCATAGGTTCAAAATTATATTTCATACTGTTTAATGCTTTAATAACTTTGTCTTCATTCATACTATTTTCTCCAGTCGTTCTTCCATAAATCTCTAGGCTGAGTTTTTGTTAAACGTTTAACTTTTAATGAGTGGTATAACTTGGAAGTCCCATCCATACGGACGAGACCCCAAGTGTTTTTATTAGCCTTAGTCTTTGAGCTCATTGACTATATCTTTGTCAAGTAGCCTCCAAATGATAAGGGCTGCGATTATACCTGCCAATCCCCCATTGCCTAAGGTCCATACTATACCTAAAATAGAACCAATTACATCTCCTGTAAGGAAGGCTACCTTCGGACCGAAGATAATCTGTAATATAATTGATAAGCTAATTAATTTGATACCAACGTCAATCGCACCATCAGCACCGTTCTTTACTTTCTCTAACATATTTTACTCCTATATTAAATGTAAAACATCGGCTATACAAGCCACCCTTTCCTAAGAGCTTCTAGCCATATAACTACATAGACTAGACAACTCGTAGAAACTATTGTCGCTATTGCAAGTGTACAGTGTAAGAACATTTCTATTTTTTCTCTCATAGTTTCCACCCCGCACATAGCGATTCATCTTCTGATTTGCAAGTTAGTTGCTCATTCTTGTGCGTATCTATCTTTGTTTGAAACTCTGCACAACCTGTAAGCATTACAAACACTAAAGGTAAAATTATAAATATATAATAATATTTCATTCTATGTCCCTCTCTTCTTCTACCAAGTCAACAAGTTCACATACACTACCAGTACAAGCTAGTGTCTTAGAGCTTACTGTGTGGTCTGTTAGTTCATACTCACTAATCAAATCCCAATCTACAGCTTTAGGCATTCTCCAAGCTAATTCATCGTGTGTCTTCTTATCACACTCTTCATATGGTGCTTGTTGATATGTGTGGTCAGAGTGAGGTAGGAAACTTACACCTGATACTTCATCAAAGTGTTTGTATACCCACGCACCTACTTCCATCCACTCGTGTTCCCTAACACTAATAGTCACACTAGGCTTGTGCTCACAATAGTATCTTTGATACATAAGCCATAGCTCTAGCTGTTCGATAGCATTCCTCTCGTTCCTAGTTACAGCACCCTCAGGAGCTTTCATAGGGAAAGAGAATACCTTAACGCTGTTAGGTTTCATTACATCAGCCTCAGCAGGTATGCCTTGGTCTTCCATAAGTTGTGCTATAGGGTCTTTAGCGTCTGCTCTAACCCTACGGATATAGTAATCACTATGTCTAGTATGAATACCACTAGCACTATCAACTAACTGACTGACTGTACCACTAGGTTTAATAGCAGTAGTAGCGGTAGCTTGTTGAATACCTAGTAACTCTGACCAATGCTCGTTGGTCTTAACTGATTCTTTACGCAAGTCAGATAAGAAATCAGGTAGGCTACGCTTACCGTAATACCCTCTGTCCTCACTACCTCCATTCATAAAAGCATTATCCATAATACCCGTAAGAGATACACCTAGTAGTGCTTCTTCCTCTGTATTGTGTACCCACTTAGGACGTAAGCGTTTAATGTTAGTTAGTGATGCTTGGAATGTACCCAATATAGTAGCTAGTCTAACCTTACGGAGTATATCCTTCTGCGTGTCCTCTGCTCTTACTACAACCTCAGTAAGATTACAGAACTGTCCGTCTCTGAGTATGATTTCACTACAAGGATTACAACCAAAGTCGTGGTCTGTATCACGTCTACCAATAGACTCTACTTGTTTGATAGCGGCTTCCCTGTTAAAGATACCACGCTCACCTGACTTAGACTCATATAAAGACGTCCACTCTTTCATAAAAATGCCAATGTCAGGCTTCTCTGTATAACATACACTATTATTACTTAGAGCCATCTCTGGTGTATCAGACCACCATTGACCACTCTTAGCATTACGCATACGCTCATCAGTAAGATTAGATAGAGAGATTAGGGCACTTCGTCTAACACCGCCCACTACAACTACCTCTGCAATCTTACACATCATACGGTGACACTCATAGCTTGTGAGCTTACGCCCACCTGCTTCTTTAAATACGTTAGTAGAAAAGTTAAACAAATCAAGTAGAGGTTCAGGACCACTAGCCCTGCCACCAAAGGTAGCTAGTCTAGCACCCTTAGGTCTCACTTTAGAGAAGTCCCACTTAGGCATTTCACCATCATATAGATAAGTAATCAGTTTACGGAAAGCAGACTGCCATCCTTCTTTACTATCTTGTACGACAATAACATCTTCTACATCTACCATAGTCTCAGGAACTTCAGGTAGTTTGTTTACTTGTTGCCTTTCTACGCTGAACCCTACGCCAGTACCGTGCATCAATATAAATAGACACTCATCAAATGCTTTAGGGTGGTCTACACTAAGATAGGCACAGTTATAACCTGCTATATTATTCTTAGCTAGGGCAGGACCTGCAGTCATAAGAGCTCTCATACTAGGCATAACTTCTAAGTTACATACTGCTTCCTCAAGTATCTTCCTAGTCTTAGGTACTAACTCTTGGTTCGTATTTTCTTTTAGATGCTCTTCCATAAAGTCAAAGTATCTAGCTACAGTTTCTTTCCAAGTCTCTCTCCGCTTCTTCTCAGGTAGCCATCTTGCGTACCTGCTAAGTGCAATAAAGTTTTGGTAATCGTTTGGTAATTTATTCAATTTATTCATCCTCCAATGGGTCGATTTCAATGTTTACCATCTTGCTTCCATTGTCATCTAAGTAAGTATTATATTTCAGTCTTCCGTTTCTGTGCATAAGTATCGCATCAGTTATCCCTCTATCATAACATTTAGTACCGTGTCTCCACAATAAGAATCCTCCCATTGTAAGCAATACTAATATAAGAAAGATAAAGTTTTCAGTAGGTATCATCATCATTGTCGTCAAACTCCTCTCGTTTATCTATCAGTTTATCTTCAAACTCGTGTAGCAACTCTTCAGTTGTTATGTCGAGTATCTCACACATCGTACAAGGGTCTATAGCTTCTTGGACTATACGTTCTTTAAGTTCATTAAGAGTTAGAGCCATACTGCCCTCCCTCGTGTTCTATGAGCTTATCTAAGAACCAACGAGCTTTCTTTAGGTCTTCTAAACCGTTTTTAAATCTCCACCTGCAAATGTATTTAGCAACACTAGCAGTTAGGTAGTCCATATCTTGGTCTAAGATAAAATCTATGACCTCAATATTACCTTGTTTATAATGGTTAGGATTTATTTTATCTTCGTCCATTTCTTTAGTTCCTTAATTTCTTTAGTTGAAAATATTTTGATGTCGTACTTCTCACACCATTTTCTGTAAGTAATTTTATTACCCTTGGCTACTTTAGAATCGGGGCGGGGCATCAGAAATATTAACTCCTTGCCTTCAAATCTCATCTGTTCAGCAATTGATTTATACTTCTGTCTATCCCCACTCCGAAAGAACCCTTTAACTTCTATGTGGTACTTGCCTTTAACAAAATCAGGCGTATAGTTTTTACGGATAGTATAGGCTATCCTACAAGGTTCATACTTCCATTCCTTACCAAGAGCTTCGGAACATTCTTTCTCTAACTTACTGCGATACTTTATTGCCATCTCTATCCACCTCTATTACGTTAGGTAAATGTACAACCTGCGTCAAGTAACGAGGTCCATTAGAGTATAAGAATGTTCTTAGGTCTTCACCCCAACAATCGTGCTTATACGCACAGTAGCTACAACCAACGGCAAGTTTCATATTGCCTGACTTACCATCAGGTATAACCTCATAACATCTCTCAGGCGGTGTCTCCGATTTAACTATTTTCTTTATATTCTTTATTCTTTCAGGTATAGAGAAAAAGTTTAACTTCGACCAGTACCATTGAGACTCATCAGCCATATCATACTTTAGATATGTAAGATGTCCGTTGGTCTTATCCATAACTAACCAACCAATATCTGTAGTATCCTCAGCGTGAGCATAGCCTTTGATTTGGTCTATATATCCAAAGGGGTCATCATTAACTAATGAGCCATCCTTGAACTTCTTAAAGCCATAAGATGACGCTGATTTAACATCAGTCAGCACACCATCAATCTTACAGTCCATAGAGCCTTTAATACCATCTACTTCTACTTGCTTCTGTTCGTGTGTCACATCGTGACCAGAAAGTTTAGTAAGAGCTAGTACCATCTCTTCAATCAAGTGACCATATAGAAACTTGATTCTTGTATGGGGCAATAGTTTCTCACCCTCATAGCCATTATAAGAATACCACAACTGTCTATCTTTCTTACCTATGTTAGACATACGGAGCTTACGTCTATCAAACTCGTGCTCTGTGATATTATCTCTCAATATCTGCTTCATATTCTCACCGAAGTCATTTATTACTTGTTCGACAGGTACACCTTCAGGGATTTCCTTGGTGTCAATCATATGATATATGTCGCTTACTAGATTATCTGTACTCATTACTCAGTCTCCTTAGGAATAGTAACATCACTCCAATAATGGTCGCCTCTTACAAAACCTAAGAATTGCATTTCGTGTTGCAAATCATCAAGGTTTCTCATATCGCTTAAATATAAATCATTTGTTTCCATCATCATATTACAAGCTCGTCTGAGTTTATTATAACCATCACATAGTTTTTCATAATGTTCCATATCCATAGTTATAATTACTCTGTCTTTCTTTGTATATTTTACTGTTGTTTTTAGTGCGTTTATGCTCATTGTTGTTTCTCCTTATTAAGTTCATCTATAGGTATTACATACAGATTTGGGCTTTTTCCATATTGTTTTATAGGGTAGTTAGAGGCAAACTCTTTTGTTACCCTATATCTATCAGGATAGAGTCTTTCTCCTGTACTGTCTTTATATATTATCTCAACCATACAAGGAACTTTAAAAGTTGCTACTCCTATAGCCCTTCTCCCATCTCCTCCATTCCAAATTGGAGTTTTTATTTGAACTAGTGTGTCTGTTGCCACGTTTCACCTACCTTATATTCACCGTCCAAAGGACAGTTTAGTTTAAAAGATTTACCTGCTTGAATGATAGCCCCTACCGCTAGACCT